CTAGCATTAGATCTACCTAAGTCCACAGTTCCATCCTGCGAGCCGTCAAAAGTAGAGAGTGTTGTATCTGAGAAGTATAGGTTTTTCGTTGTTCCAGAGTTCTGCCCTAATGTTAATGCACCCTCCGATTCAATTCCAAACTGTGAGCCACCAGCACTGTAAATACTACCCACTGTAGTGCCGTCTTTCTGTAGGTCTACAATAGTGCCGTCAGAGCCTGTACGATTATGTGTGGTTGTACCCGTGAATGTCGGGCTAGCCAAAGGAGCCTTAGCAGCCAACAGCGCATCAGCTTCTGACTGTGTGTAAGTATTTGAAACACTAAACGTCTTCAAAGATACAACAGTCACTTCATCATTCAAGGCCAGTGCAACAGTGAAGGTGACGCTGTTACCATTGGTGGCTGTGAAGTCTGTGGTGTCTGTCAGTAAGATGCCGTTGACGTAGACTTCTACAAAGTTAGGTGTGTAGCTAAGACCTGTCTTTACTGTCTGTCCTGCTGTGGCTAAGAAGGAGACTTTCTCTTGTGCCTTTAAACTTAGCTTTGCACTTCTGCCTAGATAGCTCATCCTGCGACCTCCATAACTTCTAACATAGAGCAAGCCTTTGAGCCGCTACTTGAACCCCCTCCGTTAATTTTTAAACCTAAAGATCCTGCGTTAGCTGTAACGCTGAACTCAACAGTATCGCCTACACTTCCTGATAAACTAGCTTTACAGAAACCTCCGTAACGATACATTTCATACCAACCGCTATGCGTACTTGAACTATGCCATGCAGGTACATCTGTACCATAAAAACCGCCATCGTTGTGGCTGCTATCAACTGTTTGTAAAATTCTCGTATTATTAATTTGAAATCCAAAACTAGGGTCAGCCCCGTCTTGGCTTGAGTTTGAAGTTGCCATTCCTACAAACAATTGAGTTTTTAAAATAAAGAAAGAATTTGCGTGTTTTCTGGTTATACTGAGAGTAAGAATATCAGTTGTTGTATTTGTTACAGTAGTTATAGTAGCACTGTCTACATACCCTACCTGCAACACTGAGCCAGCAGGTAACTTAGCTGCTGTAATAGCATCATCGGTTATCTGATTGACACCCGTTGCACCCGTTATAGTTGTAGTCATAATCTACTCCTATGGCTTTGGATTGGCTGCTTTCACGGCTGTACGCAAAGCCTGTAAGTCAGTCAACGTAGCTCCACCATCAAGGAGAGCATGGATGCAATCTTGGATACTTGGGTAGGCTGCTTGGCGGTCACGAGCGTATGCTGCTGCGTCATGGGCTGCTTGCAGCTCAACAATCTTAGCTGCGATAGCTGCGTCTGTTGGTTCTGTTTGTTCTGTGTCAAGCCATTCTAATTCGTCTCCACGTAGTACCCATTGGGCTGCTGGAGTTAGTGCTTGTAATGCTGCGACTTTATCGGTCATGTGATGTTATCCTTTGATTTCTGTGAGGGTCATTGTTGCACCAGCATAAACATGAAGTGCTGCCCCTCCTGTTAATGATTGAAATTTATATGCTACGCTTGAGGTAGAAGAGGGAGAGTCCACCATCTTTAATATTCCGTTTGACATATATCCAACAGAACCATCTGTGTATAGCAAGTATGGTTGAGTGTTAGTGGACATTGCTGGTACAAGAACACCATCTCTGAGCAACCTCCAATAGGACTTTCCAGCGTTGCCACTGCCTGAATTGTTCTTGTAAAACACAGCAGTAAACTCAATAATTATTTTGGACGTTGTACTGGTAGGCGTAATACTTAATGAAATAATATCCGCAAATGAAGTTGCACTGGTCGCATGATTACTAGCTAATTGACTTGAAACCATCTGAATCACTGAACCACTGGGTACACTAGCACTCGTCATACCACTCAACTGGTTATTCAATGCTATCGTGCCAGAGCCAGAGCCTGTTTCAAGAACGTCTGTTTTTAGTTTAGAAGTCATGCTTGTATCTCCATTACTACAATAGTTCCCAAGCCGCTTTCTGGTTGTGCAGTTATTAGTACCCCGCCATTGGAGCCTTTAGCTATTTGAGTAAAATAGTTACGTGCTGTAGTGCTTCCGCTATTTTCAATACCTTGTAAATAAAGTGGTGCAAATCTATTAATACCGCTACCACCATAGTCGTATGTAAATACATTACCATTGTTAGTGCTTGCCACAGTTGTTATGTCTGACGCTGTGCCACCCTGTGTTTTCACGATTTTCCAGCGTCCAGTTGCGTAGTTAGATGTGTTATAGGTTTGAATCACTTGGTTAACCATTACTATAATTTTACTACTGGCACTTTTAGGAGTAAAAGCCACAGATAAACCTGTGCTTGTGAATGATGTTCCCGAATTAGTGACTGGGGTAGTTGTGGAAGAATTAACCATTTGGATTACACTACCCGTAGGCATCGTCACGCTACCCTGACTCTTCAAATCAAGTGTTTTACCTGCTGCGATTTTGATTACCTCACCCGTAGGTGCGGAGAGTTCTTTAAGCGTTAGCGTACTCATACGATACTCCAAGTGCCATTTAGAATTATTGTGTTCCCATCTGCAATCGTAATTGGCCCTGCTGACATACCATTGGTGTTCGCTGGTATCGTGATGTTCTCACTGATCGTGTTCGCATTTGTTCTGATTATTGATGCAGTGCCAAGTGACGGGTTAATGGCGTTGGCTACAGAAGCGTTGAGCTTGGCTGTGGTGACTGAACCATCTTTTAGTTCACTTGTACCAACTGATTCAAATGCACTGACGTTACCTATGTATGGCATTCGTATCTCCTTATGCGATTTCTAAGATACTGGCAAACACTTCTAGGTCTCCAGCAACGGATGCTGTAAGTCCAAGGATGTCTCCTGCTTCTAAATTGATAGGCTTATCCATGAGGAGAGTTGCGTCTGCTGGTACTGGAACTGTTTTGCAGATGTGGCGGTAGGTTGTGCCTCCGTCAATTGTGACTTCCACTGTGACATTGGCATCGTTGACTCCATCAATATTGGAGATGTAGAGCGCATGGATAACTGACTGAGTGTTAGCTGGAGCGGTGTACAGTGTTGTGCGTGATGTGCCTATTGCCACGCCTGCGTTTTTAAATGTATTAGCCATTTGGTTAGCCTCCTAGAGCTATAGCCATTGCGACACTTGCGCCAATGGGGTCATAAACTGTGGTTAGATTGTTGATTGCTGTATTGACTGCGCCAGATGCGCTGGAGGCAGATGCTGCTGCTTCTTGGGCTTTCGTGGTGGCAATGCCAGCTTGAGTGCTTGCGGTTGAAGCGTGACCAGATGCGGCTTGGATTGCGGATGTGTTATTAGCTGTGGTGGTTACAGCAGAAGAGATACCTGCAACAGTTGTAATGTTAGACGAGATACCAGCAAGGGTGTTCATGTTGGATACATTGCTTGATGTACCCAAAGTGTTCATATCCGATACAACGTCAGATGTTCCAAGGGTGTTCATATCCGATACAACATCAGATGTGGCAAGCGTATTCATATCGGCAACAGCGTCAGACGTACCAAGTAGGGTTATCTGGGCTTGTTTTCCTGCAACAGTGTTTACGTTAGTGATTGAACCAGCAACAGTGTTTACGTTAGCTATCGCTGAACTAACTGTTGCGACTGTGCCAGTAGTTGCCCAGTGCTTTGCAGAGTAGCTACTTCCTGTAACTACTCCGTCTGTTTTCTCTGCCCAATCTTGAGCTAGGTCTCTGGCTGTCTCTGCGTTTGTTTCTGCTGTCTCTGCATTAGTCTCGGCTGTCTCGGCTGCTGTCTTAGCAGTAACTGCTTGGGACTTAGCTGTCTGGCAATCGGTGACGAAGGTAGCAAAGTTTGCGGAGGAGATGTTTGCCCAGCCAGCATTAGCGTCTACATAAGTTCCTACTCTGGCTTGGAGTATTCCTGTGCGTACATTGTTTACGACTGGAGCTTCGCGGAACGCAAAGATGTCAGTGCGTAAATCTCCAGAGGAGTTTACGAGTTCATCAACGATGTCGGCAAGGGTTCGAGATCCACGCTCCACTGCTTCAAGGTAGGTATCGAGAACGTGATCGCCTGTCTTGGCTGATTTGAATGTGAGCTGTTCGCCAACAGGACGGGTAATACTCATAGACCTAGCTCCGTTGCAATCTTAATTAGCTTTGCTTTTGTTAGTCGATGACTAGGGTCGTTAGCGATGATGCCATTGACTGTGTTCAAGTTAGCCTTGATCTCGGAGAGTTCTTTCATCAGAGTGTTTTGATTAGCTTCGTTTGTTTCTTTAATAGATGCGAGCTTTTTAAAGTGAGCATCAGCAGCATCCTGCATGGACGCATCAATGTAATCTCGAACTGCTGGATCAATTGTTCTGGCCAGAAGTGATGTCTTATTAATTGTCATGGGTAGCCCTCAATGTTTTGTGTATTTTTACGCTTGAGGGCCACTGGGTCGTCCTTGACTAACGCCCTGCTTCAGACATGGGAATGAGGTTGCCCTTCTGAACTTCAGACATTACCTCACCTTCTGGCTGGACGGACGCGCCTCGTGCTTTTTCTAGGAGAGCCATCTGTTGTGATGGAGATGGGCCTTGCTGTCTTTCTTCTTCAGAGATTTTAAATTGCTCTAAGTCAGAGATTCCCATAGAGCGGATAGCTTCTTCAGCTATCTTGGGCATCTTGTATTCCATGTTGAGTCCAGTGTTCGTCATCACTTGGATCATATTCATCCAAGTTTCTGGAGAACGTGTGGGTTCAACTGGGAGAGTTCCGTCTACTACAAGGTAGTCAATCTCTCCTTGGATGTCCTTGCTAGTGAAGTCGATGTATCCATCTTTAACTCTCTGGCTGATCAAGGTGGACTGGTCGGTAGAATCGACACGCAGACTACCATTGAGTTCAAGGGCATCTTGGAGATTGCCGATCATCATACGGGCCATCGGACGGATGCTGGTGGCTGACATGATTCTGGCCATTACACCAAGTCGCTGGGAGCCGAGCTGAGTGAGACGCTGGATCTCTGTTGCAGATCGGATGCCATCACTGGTGGGTAGACCTTGTTGTGCATCGCTGGCTGCGGAGAGACGTTGCTTCATCTCGGAGATTCCAGCCATATCGTTCCAATGGGAGGAGGTAACATCGGGTACGGAGGCAATATGTATGCCATCGGAGGGTTTAACTCCAGGGAGAGTTCGGACTAATCCCCAAGGATTGCGGTCTATCAGGTCACTAATGTTGACTTGAGTGGGGTCAGCGAAGATTAAATTGTTAAGAGTCGCTTGTACGTTGTCTATGCGGCTACGGAGTAGCCAAGAGCCAATGTCGTGGAGTGGGAGCATAAGATCGTAAAGAGACTGGGAGTAAGTTTTGTGCTTGTCGTTGTGGAGTCCTCCAAATACGGCAGGGAATTGCTGTCCGTATGGAGAGAGCTGACAACGGATTACTACACTCTCATCAATTATAGTCATCACCATCCACAACTGATTCATGTTGGGTAGGCCAACCTCGAATCCATTGAGACGTACCCACACTTCATCTGTGGTTCTTGCGCCACTGAGGGAATAACCATTCTCGCCCTGTACATCATTGGGTCGAACTGACATGCCTTGGGCAGACTGGTGATGGTCTTGGTGTATCTCCCAGCCAGACTTAGTGCCAATAGAGGAGCTGCGAAGTGCTGGGTACTTCTGTAGCTTGGGGTATTGGTTAGTGGATAGCAGTTGATTGGTTGATTGGTAGTCAACGAAGATCACGAACTGCATCTTGTCCCAGTCACCCCAATTGACACGAGGGTCGTGGAAGGTGCGTCTTGGGTTGTAGTTAATGATGTCGTTGGTGTTAGTGTTCGGGTTCCAGATTACTTTGGTTGGGGCATAACCATAACGGATACTGTCTAGTAGGTGCTGGGCTATGCCAGCCTCGCCTGCTGTTCTTCGCATGTGCTGGTGCATCAAGCGTTCTAGGATAGCGGAAGACTCGCGTGATTTGCGGTCAAGTCCTTCTAGCTGAAACATGGGGTTACGACCAGCCAGTGCTGACATAAGGTAGGTTAGTACAGTGTCGGCTATGGCTCTGGTGTCTGCAATGACTGCTTTCTCGCGGAACTTAGTGGCATCGGGTGGTACATAGATGTCATGAGCTTCGTCTGCACGCTTCCACTGGGAATAACGCTGCGATACTTTATCATGGGACATACGGCCCATTGCTTGGACGTAGGCACAAATCTTTTTCTCTTGATCCTCCGTTAGGAGGTCGGAGATGTCATCGTATGCCATGAGTGCATTTAGGTGAGGAGAGAGGTCAACGATAACTTCGGTTGGATCGATACCATCTGTTTTGTAGTAGCTCATGGAAAAACGCTCTTAATTCTGTGTGTTATATCGGGCGTGGCTTGTGCTGTGAGCCGCTGGCTGGTTTGTTGCGAAACGACCATTAGCAGCACGACTGATCTTCGATAGATATGAATTGCGCTGAGAGGGTGACATGGCTGCAATCTCCTCTTCTGTCAAAGCTGTCCCTTGCTGCTGGGATATTGTCTTAATGCTGGTTGTGATATTAGAACCGCCCCACCCCATAACTCACCTTTATGCTATTGCCGTAGTTGCTGTTGATGATTCTGATCGATGGGGGTGGCGTGGTCGTCCTTGGTTACTCTCCCCACCCGTACCATGAAGATGAAGGGGATGAACTCCTGTGCCTATTACTATTTGAGGGGCGTGAGTCTCTGTTTGTGGCGAAGCCACTCGAAGAATTTCCAAACGATGAGTTCAAAGATCCATGTGATGTGAGCATCCCAAAGGCTTGGTCAGGCGACACTGCTGTTCTGGATAGAATGTCTAAGCCCATACTGAGTACGTCCACTTGGTCATCGTTAACTCCACTGGGGAATGATAGGGTTTCCTCAATGAAGCTGTCATACCAAGGGGCGTTGCTTGGAAGATAGACTCGTCCTGACTCGATGAGGGGAGTGACTGCGTGTACACGAGTTACTTTGTCATGGGTAACTTTGTGGGCGATGACGGAGACTCCAGATTCCCTGCGTAGTTCTTGGATCAGGGATTGGCCACTGGCCTTGTCTTCTATATAGAGTGCTCGAAGTCCTTTACCCCTCCACCTATTATTGATGTGTATGGCCTTGGCCTTCAGTTCGGGGAAGTCCCACTTGCCTCTGGTTACGTCTATGACATATATGTCGCCATTGCGTGTGAGTCCAAGGGTCATCATGGCAGTGTAATCTGCGGATTCAGTCTTCTTGAATGCAGTATCAATGGTGACAATGATCTGAGAGAAGTCATCTGGCTGCATGTGATCAGGGTTGTATAGCTTCCACCACTGCTGCTTGATCAGGTTGCCCCCTTCTACTCTGGGGTTCTGCATATATAGTGCAGCAAAGTCTCGCGTTGACATCCGCTGTTTGCGTTTGAGTTCATCCAGAGGGAACCGAGCTGGCCAGAGAGCGGATTCTATTATTGGCTTGTATGTTCTTAGGTGCTCATCGACCTCGCTTATCTTGGTTTGCGGAATATACCTTGAGTCTCCTCGTGGCAGCTCGCTGACTGGGCGAGAGTGTGCTGATTCTGTTTCGATGATGGCAGGGAATAGGATGTGTAGCCATCGGCCTTCTGCCCAATCTTCTGTTTGCATGATTCGAGAGCCGAGGTCATCTGGATGCCAACGGGTGTAGCAGACGATTTGGATGGGGTGCTCTCCGTTGACATCGGGCTGGAGTCGAGTGGTGAGTGCGGAGGTGTAATAGTCCCATGCTTTCTGGCGTTGGGTTGCGGAGTCGGCTTCCGAGCGCGACTTGATGGGATCATCGAGCGAGAGCAAATTTGCAGGTCTTCCGCTGGTCGTGGCCCCCATACCGATGTTGTATGCAGCTCCTCCTTCTGTTGTGCGGAATACATCCATCGCACGAGAGTCTTTGGAGAGTGCGAAGTCTGGGAATACTAGGCTAGTCTCTTCGTGTTGAAGGTATTGACGCTGTGCTCGACCAAAGTCCGTGGCGAGCTGCGAGTTGTAGGATGCAGTCATGGAGAATCGCGTGGGGTTTCTGGCTAGGTAGTAGCTGGGGAATAACGATGTAGCGTAGGTGGATTTGGAATGACGCGGTGGCATGTTGATCATGATGTTATAGAGAAGGTGAGCGTTCTCAGGTCTGGTGTATTTCTTTTGTAGCTTCTTGTCCTCTCTATTACTGTGGTTGTGCTCGATGACTGCCCACTCATCATTGAAATCGGAGAGGAGCGTACCTTTCTCTAGGCGATCTAGGGCTTCGATGAGCTTGTGGTGGAACATCGGTACTTTCCATGCAGGGTGATGCAGTCGGCAATAGGCTCCGAAAGATTCACTGGACTCTTGTAGAGCAAGTAATCGTTGTGCGGCTTCAACTTTAGAGACCATTGGTTAATCCTCTTCTTGATTGGGGTGCGTCATTATTAATGGGCCAGACGGGTCAGAGTCGGGTTGGCTGTTGAATGATGGATGGTAGTTATCTTCTATAATGGTCTGTGCTGCGTCTGTATTGGAGGAAGAAGTAATGATGGCTT